CCTGAAGGCATCAAGCTGCTCAAGCAACACGCCTAAGGAGGTAGCGATATGAGCAAATATAACGCGAAGAACTACACCGAACAGGGCGGCGAGAAAACCGTCATCGGCGGAACGCTGGAAATCAAGGAGGGGGCCTCGGTAACGGGGCTTCCTTCTTCTCAAGTACCCGCCGCTACAGAAACCACACTTGGCGGAGTTAAGGCAACCACCAAAACTGAAACGTATACCGTCGCAGCGAAAATTGGTACGGACGGAAACCTCTATGTTCCAACTTACCCAACCGTGCCGGAAGTACCCGTTGCGGTAAACCAGGCGGAAAGTACGGCTGAGGATATCACTACACTCCTTGCCGATTTCAATGCACTGCTCGTAAAACTGAAAACCGCCGGGCTTATGGCTCCGGACGCGCAGGAATAAAGAAAGGATGGTGGCGGTATGACACTGCTTGAAAAAGTTAAAGCAAATCTCATCCTTGAACACTCGGCGGACGATGAACTATTGCAGTTGTACATGTCCGCCTCTGTGTCCTACGCCGAGAGCTATCAGCATCTCACAGAAAATTACTACACCGACCATCAGATGCCGCCTACCACAGAACAAGCCGTTATCATGCTGTCGTCTCATTTCTATGAATCAAGGGACGGCAGCACGGGTGGCTTTTTTGCGGACAATGTGCAAGCCGGACAGCAGGTGTGGAATACGGTCAACCTCCTTCTGCGGCTTGACCGGGATTGGAAGGTGTGAGCATGAGCTTTGGTAAGATGAACACCCTCATCGACATTGTCGAAAAAGTGACCATAAAAGATGCAGAGGGATTCCGAACCGAGGTTGACAATATTGTCGCCTCGGTTAGAGCGTACCGGGAAGGTCGGCACGGCAACGAAAAATGGGCAAACCGCGCTCAATTCTCCGAAGCCACCGACCTTTTCTGCTTTCGTCGAATTCCTAATGTGACCGTTACGACTGCAATGGTTGTGGTGAACAACGAAGGTCGTTTTGAAATCAACTCAGTTGAGGATGTCAAAGGGCGCGGGATGTACATTGAGGTGCTCGCCAAGGAGGTGAAGCCGAGTGGCTAAAGCAGCATTTAAAATGCCGGAGGACTTCCTTCTGAAGCTTTCACGGCTTGGAGAAAAAATGGATGAAATCATCCCAAAGGTGCTGGAAGCGGGCGGCGAGGTTGTGGAAGCAAAAGTGAAATCCAACCTGCAAGCCGTTATCGGCAGCGGCACTAAGGAAGAAAGCTGCTCTACAGGCGAGTTGGTTTCTGCACTCGGCGTTTCCTCAGCAAGACAGGATAAGGACGGTAATTTCAATGTAAAAGTAGGCTTTTCCGAACCTCGTTCTGACGGCAAAAGCAACGCCATGATTGCGGCGGTACTGGAATACGGGAAAAGCGGTCAGCCGCCGAAGCCCTTTCTGAAGCCCGCAAAATCGGCAAGCAAAAACGCCTGTGTTGACGCGATGATTGCGGCATTTGAGAAGGAGGTCGAAAACATATGAGCCTGCTTCAAGAACTAAACGACCTCCTCTCGCCGATTATCCCCGTTGAGACAGGCGTTTTTTCAAAATCCACACCGGACAGATATGTTGTGATTACGCCGCTGGCGGATACTTTTGAACTGTATTCCGACGACAGTCCCCGGAACGAATCACAGGAGGCGCGGCTGTCTCTTTTTGATAAGGGCAGCTACACATCTGTGAAAAACCAAATTGTCCGCGCTCTGCTGAACGCGGAATTCACTATAACCGACCGCCGGTATGTGGGACACGAGGACGATACCGGCTTTCACCACTACGCCATCGATGTGGCGAAAATTTACGAACTGGAGGAATAACAAATGGCGACAATCGGACTTGATAAGCTGTTCTACTCTAAAATCACAGAGGCAACGGACGGCACCGAAACTTATGGCACTCCCATTTCACTCGCCAAAGCGATGAAAGCGGATCTGTCTGTCGAGCTTGCTGAGGCGACGCTTTACGCGGACGACGGTCCCGCCGAGGTCGTGAAGGAATTTAAGAGCGGCACTCTCTCGCTGGGTATCGACGATATCGGCGTTACGGCCGCAGAGGACCTGACGGGCGCAAAGCTTGACGACAATCACGTCGTGGTATCCGGCAGCGAGGACGGCGGCACTCCCGTCGCTGTAGGCTTCCGGGCAAAAAAAGCAAACGGAAAGTACCGCTATTTCTGGCTTTACAGGGTAAAATTCGGCATCCCCGCGACCAACCTCGCCACCAAGGGCGACAGCATTACCTTCTCCACCCCGACCATCGAGGGCACGGTGTTCCGCCGCAACAAGCTGGACGGAAACGGCAAGCACCCGTGGAAAGCCGAGGTCAACGAGGACGATACGAGCGTTCCTGCTTCCGTTATCACCGGTTGGTACACGCAGGTCTACGAGCCTGTGTTCACAGCGCAGGCTGGAGGTGAAGGTTGATGGCTGACGAAAGAAGCTCAAAAATTGCCATCGGCGGTGCAGAGTATGAGATGCTCTTAACCACCAAGGCAACGAAGGAAATCGCGGGGCGCTACGGTGGACTTTCCAATCTTGGCGAAAAGCTGATGAAAAACGAGAATTTCGAGATGGCTCTTGATGAAATCGTATGGCTTATTACACTCCTCGCCAATCAGTCGGTGCTGGTACACAATCTGAAAAATCCCGCCAAAAAGCGCGAGCAGCTCACAGAGGAAGCTGTCGAACTACTCACTTCGCCCTTTGAGCTTTCGGATTATAAAAATGCCATCATGGACGCTATGTATAAAGGAACGAAGCGAAATGTGGAAAGTGAGGATGAACCCTCAAAAAACGTGTCGGTCGGGTAAGCGATGAAGAATTGTTTGCCCGGCTGATTTTTTATGGAACAACCCTCCTCGGTCGGGCGGAGCCCGAAGTATGGCTGATGCCGATCGGACATCTGCTCGACCAGTGGGAGATATACAAGCAGTTTAACGGTTTGGCAAAGGCCAAACGCGAGTATTACATCGACGAAATCATACCAAACGGCATCTAAGGAGGTGGTGAGATATGGCTGACAATTTCGGCTTGAAGATTGGAGTCGATGGCGAAAAAGAATTCAAAAAGGCGCTCTCCGACATCAACCAGTCGTTTAAGGTACTCGGCTCGGAGATGAAGCTGGCCGAATCCGAATTCGGCAAAAACGAAAACAGCGTCCAGTCCCTCACCTCCAAAAATGAGGTTCTGACCAAACAAATCGACGCCCAGAAAGATAAAATCGAAACGCTCCGCAAGGCATTGGAAAACGCCTCTGCCTCCTTTGGCGAGAACGACCGCCGCACACAGCAGTGGGCGGTGCAGCTGAATAACGCGCAGGCGGAACTCAACGGCATGGAGCGCGAACTGAAGGACAACGAAAAGGCTCTGGACAATGTGGCCGACAATTTTGACGATGCCGAGAAGCAAGCTGACCAATTCGGAGACGAGCTTGAAAAAACGGGCAAGGAAGCCGATTCCTCCGGCAGCAAGTTTGAAAAGCTCGGTTCGGTTGTCAAAGGTATCGGTGCTGCAATGGGTGCGGCTTTTGTTGCTGTTGGTGCAGCTGCAATCAGCGCAGGCAAAGCTCTGGTCGATATGACCGTGGAAGCCGCCGCTTACGCGGATGAAATGCTGACCCAGTCCACCGTGACAGGTATGTCGGTTGAGAGTTTGCAGGCGTACAGTTATGCCGCAGACCTTGTGGATGTTTCTCTGGATACGCTTACAGGCTCGATGGCCAAGAACGTCAAGTCGATGTCGAGCGCGGCGGACGGTTCCGCAAAATATGCCGACGCATACGCGCGGCTTGGTGTGTCGGTTACCGATGCAAACGGCAATCTCCGAGACAGCGAGGACGTTTACTGGGAGGTCATCGATGCGCTTGGCAGTGTCTCAAATGAAACGGAGCGTGATGCGCTCGCCATGCAGCTCTTTGGAAAAAGTGCGCAGGACTTGAATCCCCTCATTGCCCAGGGCAGCGAGGGCATTGCCGCACTAACCGAGGAAGCAAAACGCATGGGCGCTGTTCTCAGTGAGGAGAGCATCGAAAAACTCGGTGCCTTTGATGATTCTGTTCAGCGGCTGAAGCAAGGCTCGGAAGCTGCCAAGCGCGTCATGGGTACGGTACTCCTTCCGCAGCTTCAGACGCTTGCGGACGAGGGAACCACACTTCTCGGCGATTTCACCTCTGGCTTGGTGGACGCCGGAGACGACTTCGGCAAAATCAGCGAGGTCATCGGCAACACGGTAGGCGGGCTTGTTGACATGATTATGGAGCATCTCCCTAAAATCATACAGGTCGGCATGGACATCGTCATGGCTATTGTAAATGCGATTGTAGAAAATCTACCAACCATCGTGGAGTGCGCATCCTCTATCGTCATGACTCTGCTCGAAGGCTTGATTGAGGCTCTGCCCGCTATCACGGAAGGCGCTCTGCAGCTTGTCCTTACACTGGTTCAAGGCATCATCGACAATCTGCCAGCCATTATAGAAGCCGCGATTCAGATGATCGTTACGCTGGCGTTGGGTATTGCAGAGGCTCTGCCGGAATTGATTCCTTCCATCGTCGAGGCAATCCTCCTGATTGTTCAGGTGCTCCTCGACAACATGGACAAAATTCTCGAAGCCGCCTTTGCCATTATAAAAGGGCTGGCGGAGGGGTTGCTGAATGCCCTGCCAGAACTGATCAACGCGCTGCCCGAAATCATAACGACCATAATCGATTTTATTACAGACAACCTTCCTGAGATTATTGAAATGGGCATCGAACTCACCGTTCAGCTTGCTGCCGGACTGATTCAAGCCATTCCGCAGCTTGTGGCAAAAATACCGGAGATCATCGCGGCTATCGT